ACCTCCAGGGCGCGTACCTCCAGGGCGCGTACCTCCAGGGCGCGGACCTCCAGGGCGCGTACCTCCGGGGCGCGGACGGATTAAAAAACTTTCCTATCCAACTTGTCGGGCACAAACATTGGCTCATCACGACACCGGACGGCCAACTGCAAATCGGCTGCCACAAGAAAACTTTCAATTACTGGCAGGAAAATGCGGAGCGCATCGGAGCAATCGAAGGCTACTCGCCGCTGGACATCGAAATCTACAAGCTGCACATCGCGCACATCCGCAAGATTTCTGAATTGCTCTGGAACAAGAAGAAAGAGAAAGAAACCGAAGTAGCGGGGTGAGGCGATGAAACCCGTGGATGCATTCGCTGAGGTAGGGAACCTGTTGCAGCAGGTGGTCAAGCAGCCGTACCGCGAAGAGCCGATGACGGACGAAGAATGGAGTACTTGGGTTGACCGAATAATGCTCTTAGCCGAATCTGAGAAAAGGAAGCTCAATGCCGTACGGCGTCCGATTTAAGACCGCTTTGGATAGAGAAGCCCACTTCTGGAGTAAGGTCAGAAAAACTGAATCCTGTTGGATTTGGACTGGTTACAAACATCATTGGACGGGCGGCCTTGGAAACGAGTACGGGCAGACTAGTTGGTTCAATGTTTCGGTTAGCACCCACAGATTAGCCTATGCTCTGCTGCGTGGTGCGATACCACACGGAATGGAATTAGACCACCTTTGCCGTAATCGCGCTTGCTGCAATCCTTGGCACTTAGAACCTGTAACACATAAGGAAAATCTAAGAAGGGGTATTTACCGTTGGAATCTAACACATTGCCCAGCGGGTCATGCCTATGAAGAAAGGAACACTTATAGAACTCCCCGTGGTCACAGGAGATGCAGGAAGTGCAGAGCGATTCAGGAAAAGAAACGGCGTCGGATTTTGAAGCTGGCGGAAGAGCAGAAGTCGAAAGAGGTGAGCGATGGCAATAATTCCACAGCAGTATGTCTGTGATGCTTGCGAGAGACGAAGAGCAAACAATGAAGACGGATGGTTCATTGTAACGCTCTCCCGCACTCCCAAGTACATCGGCATCAATCGCTGGGAAAACACAATCAGCATTCCTAAGACCCTTGAGCAGAGACACGCTTGCGGAAAAGAGCACGCTATTCAGCTTGCTACGGATTGGCTGATTTGCATTTGAGTGGAATCGAAAGGGGTGAGGTATGACCAGAGAACAAGCAACAGAAGTCTTTCGGACGAAGTGGTGGGTGGGGAAATCCGCTAGAGACATCTGCTCTGTTCAACTATTCGAGGATAGGCTGCTGATGCCTTTCGGGGCATTCCATGAAGCAGTTGAGCAAGCTTTGGGACGTTCGGTTTGGACACATGAATTCGCCAGTTCAAACGTCGAGCAATTGAGGAAAGAATTCCTCGGCGACCGCGCAAAACCAAGCCTAGAAGAAATCTTCAATCTCATCCCAGAATCGAAAAGAATCCTTGCGGTGACGCCATGAGGGATGCTTACGAGACTGAGCGCGAAGATCAAGCCGCTGGCGAAGGGATGCACGCAGGCGGCGGGCACGAAGAAATTCCTGAGTACGAGCCTGCCATCGCGGAGCGGCAAGAGCGGGTAGCAGCGAAGAACAGCCCCGATTTGTTTGCCGACGTGCTGGCAAGCTGGAAGAGGCCACAAGACACGGCGCTGGTAGAAGTGACTGAGAATCACAAAAAGGGGTGAGAAATGGCAACGGCAATCGAAGTAATCAAGTCGCTTGAGACTCCGCTGGCAACTTTGCGGGCGCGTGTCGAAGCGATAGCGGTACGGGACCAGAACGACTACATCGCGGTGTGCGAATTGGTGAAGGAAGGCCGCTCTTACATCAAGGATGTTGGATTCAAGCTCGATCCAGGCATCAATTCTGCGCGGGAGCATCTCGACTTCTTGCGCCAAGAGAAAGAGAAGTACATCGGCCCTGCAAAGCAGATTGTCGGAATCGCGGAGCGCAAGGGCGAAGACTGGAAGGCGGAGGAACGGCGCAAGGCTGCCGCCGAAGAGGAGCGCATCAATCAGCAGCGGCGAGCGGAAGCCGCCCAGAAGGCGGAGTTGGAGCGCAAAGCCGCCGAGGAACAGGCTAAGTTGGACCGCGAGCGACGCGAGAGTGAATTGGCCGAAGCGCGCAAGGCGGGGGAAATCGGCAAGCGTGAAGAGGCCCGACTGGCGAAGCAAGCGGCTGAGGATGAAGCGGCGGCAAGGGCATTGGCCGCAAAGCAAGCTGTCGAAACCGCTGCAAATGTCCAAGCGGTAACAGTTGCGCCGTCCGTGCCGAAGGTGGCGGGAATACGCGCTCGGGTGAACTGGAAGTTCCGCATCATAGATGTGAATAAGATTCCGCGCCAGTACATGCAACCCAACGAAGTCTCCATCGGCTATTTTGTGCGCGAAACGAAACAGCCCGGGGAAGTCATTCCGGGGATTGAGGCTTACAGTGAAGACTCAATCTAAATCAGTTCAGAAGCGTATCGCTGCACAACCGAAACAGCGCAAGCGCACTGCTATCGTCAAAACAGAGCAGTTCACCCTTGCAGAAGCCATCGAGAAGGTTCTCATCACCGGCGATCTGATGCCTCTAACGTCCGAGCAGCGCGTTTCTTACTACAAGACGGTCTGCAAGTCGCTCGGCTTGAATCCTCTGACGCGGCCTTTTGATTACATCGTTTACAACAATAAGCTCCAATTCTACGCAACGCGCAACTGTACCGACCAATTGCGGAAGATTCACGGAATCAGCGTAACGAAGCTGAACAAGGCCAAGAACGAAAACCTTTCCAGCGCCGAAGTCGAAGTACGCGACAAGACAGGCCGCACAGATGCGGCGACAGGAGAAGTCTGGATTCAAGGCATGAAAGGAACGGAGCTTTGCAACGCTCTAATGAAAACGGAGACGAAGGCGAAGCGGCGCGCAACACTTTCTATTTGCGGCCTGAGTTTCTTGGATGAAATCGAAATCGAAGGGCTTGACGATTACAACGAGGTCACACCAAGAGGCCGCGTCATTATCGAGCAGACAGGCTCCCGCGATGCTCAACAAGCCATCGCAACTGAGAAAATCAAAGACCTCAAAGAAAAACTAAATTACCAGCCAGCACTCTTTTGGACACAGCCTCCCGAGCAGAATGGGAATTACTTCCTACTGACTGGCGATGCGAACTTGCTGGCGAAGTGGAAGGAATGGTTGATTGGGCCGGACATCAAAGCGAAGTGGAAAGCAGAGCCGGACAGATTCCTGATTTCCATAGACCATTTCGATACTCTGCAAGTCTCGGCAAGGAACGAAAACATTCCGTTCAAGGAATTGAAGGCGGCGCAATGATCTTTGGAGACGCTTCTAAATTTACAGCCCGTACCCCTGTTCAGGCTCTAGGGGCGTCTCCAAGGCAACGCAAGCGGCAGTGGAGGCTCCGTTGAAGCCCTACTACGAGCACGCGGGCATCACAATTTACCACGGGGATGCGCGAGAGTTGATAAGCGAATTCTTGGCCGATGCGGTAATCACTGACCCGATTTGGCCGAACTCCTCGCGTGTGTTCCCTGGCATGAATCCTCGGAAGCTGCTCACCGACGTACTCCAGGATGTTAAGGCGAAGCGGGTAGTCATTCACATGGGTTGTGACTCCGACCCGCGATTCTTAGCTGCTGTGCCGGACCGCTTTCCATTCATCCGCGTATGCGATTTGGACTATGCAAGGCCGACTTACAAAGGGCGAATTGTCCAGGGCGGCGACATCGCCTATGCCTTTGGCGAACTGCCGAATCTCGGCCGCAAACTTCTGCCAGGTCGCTACATCAGTACCAAATCAGACAAACTCTTCACACGGTCCACATGGATTGGAAAAGACAAGCACTTTACGCGGCGAAAGGATATTGCCCTCGCTCACGATAACGGAGCTTTGCCGCATCCCTGCGCCCGACGATTGCAGCATGTCCGCTGGCTTGTGAGATGGTACGGCGGAGACCTGGTGCTTGACCCGTTTCTTGGCAGCGGCACAACGGCGCTCGCCTGCAAGGTCCAAGGCGTTAAGTGTATCGGCATAGAAATCGAAGAAAAGTACTGCGAAATTGCGGCCAAGCGGCTGAGCCAGGAAGTCTTGGAGTTTGACCGTGCCAACCGTTAACGATGCTTTGGAGCACGCCAAGTTTCTAATTGAGCATGGCCGGGGCATGGAGCCTGCGAAGTTGGTCTTGCCACGGCTCGAAGCACAGCGGCGGCGGGAGAACAAGGAAGGCCGGACACGTTTTATCCGCGAGATGGACAACCATCAAACCTATTCGGATTTCAATGAGCAGTTTGACCGCTACATCGAGCACAGCGGCGGCAATCCGCATATTGCCTATGGAATCATGCTTCGTTTGCTCAAGCAACTGCCCGATTCAAGCATTCGCAAACTTGCTGAGGATGAACAGCCGATAGAAACCGGGAGCCTGTCCGATGCTTAACAGAAAAGAATATCATCGCATTTACATGCGTTCATGGCGCGAGAAGAACATTGAGAAATCCAGATTTTGGGGCAATCGAACAAAGCAGAGAAATCCAGAAGCGGCTCAAAAAAGAAGAGAGAAATGGATACAAGCAAACAAACACAAGAGAGCAGCACACATTCAGTTGCAGATAGCGATTAGAAAGGGTTTGTTGATTCGTCCCAGTAAATGTTCGGAATGTGGATGCCATTGCAAGCCACATGGGCATCATCCTGATTATTCAAGGCCATTGGAAGTGATATGGGTTTGCCAGATATGTCACGAAAAGATGCATCAACATAGGCGATTAGATGCCTGACCTGCACCCCATCCACAGCCACGTTTGCAGTTCTTGCGGCGATGTAATTTGGTGTTGCGCGTGCCCCGACAAGCGCCAGAACAATCGAGAGACAGGGAAGGCGCGGAAGATTCTCTGCCTATCATGCCACGATTTGGAAGCACAACTGAAGGCGTTTTTCGGGCAGGAAGTTATCGAACTGAGCGGGGTGAATTGATGAGTGTGTGGAGTGATTTTCAATCCGACATCTCCGAGTTAGAGCGGAATCGCCGTGCGCTGCGGGCGGTGAATCGCAAGCCCGTAAAGATTCGCTGGTGGCAAGGGCTGGTGTTGCTGCTGATTTCGCTAGCGGTGCTGGCGTACATCGTGGGCTGGGGCCAATGATCCGCGAAGTCACAGAGCGAGATTTGCTCCGCTGGGCTTTGTACCTGCTGGCGGTGTGCGGCTACGGAGCGGCGCTGATACTATGGCACGGAGGGATTTGGTGACTCGCCAATCCCAATCCGCCCGTATCCTGGAACGCTTGCAGCGCGGCCCGGCTACGACCTGGCAGATCGGCCCAGAGCTAAATATCTTGTCTGTGACTCGCAGGATTTTCGAGCTACGCAAGCAAGGCTACGAGATCGAGATGTCCGAGCAGTGGCGGGGTAAGACTAGGATTTGCACGTACCGCTTGCTAGATGAGCAGCGAAAGGAAACGGCGGCATGAGCGACGTAAGAGTAATGACTAGTACTAGTACATTTTTTCGCTTGACTTTCGCGTCACTAAATAGGTAATATGCGCACAATGAGCGCACCGTCAACCTATAGGTCTAAGGGCAGGAGTTGGGTCAAACTTTGGGTGGGGGAGTGGCTTGACGGAAGCACTCGCTACGAGATGACCGGCGCGCAGCGGGCCTTCTGGGTTGACCTTTTGACCCTGGCTGGCCGTTCGCGGGTGCCTGGTGTTATCTGCGCAAACAGCGAAAACAATGGGTTTTTCGGCTATCCGGTGTCGCGGTATGAGGGCATTCTGGGTGACCCGTCGGTGAACGTTTTGGAGACACTGAATCTTTTCCAGTCACAAGGAAAAGTAGAAGTGATAATGACCCGGAGAGAGGAACCTGCGCTCTATGTCGTCAGGATTCTCAGTTGGGAACGGTACCAGTCTGAGTACATGCGGCAACGCAAGACACGAAAAGGTGCGGCTAAAGTTACACCTAAAGTTACACCTAAAGTTACTACGGAAAACACGGAAAGGTGCGCGATAGAGGGAGAAGTAGAGGGAGAAGTAGAAGTAGAGGCGGCGGAGGCCGCCACCACCTCCCTCGCGTTTCAAGCGATTGGTTGTGAACCATTCGGAAGCAAAACCTTCAGAGCCTACTGGTCGGCTGAGTTTGCCCGGCACAAAGGGAGTGATTCATGGGCGGATGCGATGGAGCGAACAATCGAGCTATGCCAGCGGGCCAAGGTAAAAGTGCCGGGGCGATTTTTCGCGCACAAGCGCGAGATCGAAAAGATAGAGGCGCAGCAAGCCTACAAGGTGACGCGGCTGTGAAAGGCAGACCTTTGCTCGACAAGAACGGCAAGCACTCTCCAAAGTGTTTGTGTGTGACTTGCCGGGCGCGGCGAGAGAGGCAGCCGTGAAAGTTCCACACTGTCGGATTCATTCCTGTCGCATGGTAGCCCATGAGGAGCGCGTGCCGTTTACAGGCAGCCGGTATGGACAAGCAGACTGTGCGCGGCGAGCAACGCGAATTGTGTGGCGCTGCCCGCGCAAAGGCTGCCCGTGGGTGGAAGCAGGGACGGAACAGTGCTTGCCGACGAACTACCGGATGCGGCAGGAGAAATTGGGCCATCGGTACTTGAGCCAGTTGTGAGCGACGGGATTCTAGTGCGGGAAGGGGGAAGGCGATGAGAGAAATGGACGGAGAACGGCTCCGGGCTATGGAAGCATGTGGAAGCGATATTGCCGCTGCGCTCGGTCGCGCGTTCGAGCGATTCGGGCAGAAGTGTGATGAGAAGTAGGGCTTTGCGCTGATGATTTTCTCGTTCGACGGGCCAGAATTCACTTGGATTAGCAATGCGCAGCGAGCCTACATGGTGAAGGCCATGCAAGAGTTTATTAGATGTAACCCACCTGACCAAGTGTCAGCGGATAGAAACTAAAAAGGAGAAACGATGAACGAAGAAAGCAAAGTAAGATGCCCAGCCCCACAGTCATCAACGACCGCCGGAGCTGAATGCGCGAAAATGGAAAGAAACTAGGTGAAGTTACGTGAGCAAGAGCGCACCTGAGATTCTTTTGGCGAAGCATCTCCGAGAACTCAAGCTGGCCTTCGAGACGGAGGTTCGCTTCCATGAGTCTCGCCGCTGGCGCTGGGATTTCGCGCTGACGGACCATCGCATCGCCATAGAAATCATGGGCAGCACATGGTCTGCGGGGCGGCACACACGCGGCACAGGGTATCAAGCCGATTGCGACAAGGCGAATCAGGGAACGATGCTTGGCTGGCGGCTGCTCCGATTCACGACAGAGGACGTTCTCAACGGCAGGGCAAAAGCATTCCTCGCGGAGCATTTGTATCGCGGGCAAGTGCCCACCCAGCGGTGCATAGCATGAAAGGCAAGCCCATTCTCGATGATTCTGGAAAGCACAGCCCACGCTGCTTGTGCGGGAAGTGCCGGACGCGGAGAGAGAACCAATGTCGAATTTGCAAAAAGATAGGATTTCAGGAATGGCGGAGAAAACATGGTACCAGTCTGTCTCAAGTTTCCGAAACCTAAACGAACGGTCAGTAGGGGCTGTAGATGCAGCGACCGAGCAGAAGATTTGAAAGCGATTCGGGGCTACACTGACCCGAGGACATTTTGCAGGCGCGATGGGTCAGAAGTCTTGCATGGAGCAGACTGGAAAAAGCGCAAAGAAGAACTCTGGGAACGGTGCGGAGGGCAATGCGAATATATCGCTGGCGGGATACGGTGCCGGGAATCCTGCGCAGACCCACATCATACAACTTTGCGCTCGAAGCGGCGGGATGACAACTTAAGTGCTCTACAAGCATTGTGTCGGCCCCATCACTCGCTATTGGATAGACGAGTGCCGTGGCCGGAGAAGAGAAATTGAGTTTCGCGGTGCATCGCTGTCTACCGCGAAAGGCCCGGTTGGTTGTCTCACGGGTAGCGTCGAGCGTTGCTGTATAGCTGGGCGTCCGTGCGAAAAGCCGCGCAGCCAGCCAGCCGGGCCACATTCAGGGCTGTGAGTGCGGTGCTCGCAACGATGGCGGGCGAGGCCAACAGTTTAATCTCAATGCAACAGCGAGACACTGGAAACCTGAATGTCAACGTCACGTGCTCAATAGAGTAGCGAGCATCGCACTGACAACCCTTGGAGATGAGCAATGACTTGTTGGCCGTGGAATCATAAGTGGGGGGAAATGGACGCTGCAATCTAGCGGGGACTTACTCCGCTCCCACGACCCACTGACGGGCGTTTCGTTGCCCCCGGAGGAACAGCGCACGGTCGGCAAGTACGAAGTCCAGCGCCGTGAGTGTGAAGAGTGCGGCAAGAGCCAGTTACGAGAAGTGTCAACGAGGTGAGTGATGAAGCGACGGAGCGTGTGGGTGGTAGAGTTACTAAACGACAGACTCGGTTGGGTGGTAGCCGCTGGTGGCGTAGGGTTCTTGCATATCAGAGAAGCGTGGAAAGAGCGCAGATCGCGCGAAGCCAAACCTGCCTTGAAAGGAATCAAGTATCGCGTCGTCCGTTACGATGCGAGCAAGTGAGCGCCATCAGCGCGAGGAAGGACGGTGATGCTCAGTGAGTGCATGTCCACAATGTAAATGTAATCCATGTATGTGCCGTTCTTTAGCGCAGTAGCCCGGAAGCTGGCGCGTGGGCTTGCAGCTAACGAGCGAGCGCCCCTGACAGGCGGGACGGAAAGGAGCAACAAATGAGACGCCGAACTGAACGCGAAAAAGTGCGCGACTATTTATGGAGAAAAATCCGGGCACAACTCGATGCCGCTCACCGATTGAGTTGGAATATCCAAGATCAAGCAGGAAGAAAGCGTGAGCATATTTGTTTAGCGAAGCAACTCCGCGCATTGCGGAGAGCAGCCTAGCGAGCGCGGAGGAGCGTGATGGCCGTTTGTCCTAAACATCGCATACTGCTTGAAAATTTTGGCAAGGGTGACTGGATTGAAATGCGCTGCCGCTGGCCTGAGCATAAATTCGAGATTGGATTCTGTGTGCGTTGTGGACAAAAAAACGAACAGAGACACGTGAGCATCCTTCTGATGGGCCGCGAGAAAGGGGCTGAGTGATGACTGAACAAATGAAAGTGGGTTTCAAAGTGCGCTTCGGCGACGAATGGCCGGAAAATGCCTACAGCGCAACCGGGGAATGTCCAAATTGCGGCGACATAGAGGCGTTATTGATCCGTCAGGGCGTTCCGCTCTCGAAAGTGAAACTCAAGTGCCAACGGTGTAGGGCTGCGAATTTGACGGTGCGCCTATGACGCAAAAGCACAAGCCGGATTGGGCGGAACGGACAACGGAAAGACTTCTCCGTCTTGAGCAGAAGAGACCATTCCACATAAAGGAACGGATTATTGTTGCCCTGCGCCGCGCACGCACGTTGAAGGAGGCGGAGCGCAAGGTTGCCGAGAAGCGGGGATATGAACGCCGAAACAAGGAATTAGAACAAAGGCGGAAGGAGCTATTCGCGCCATTGCCGAAAGAAGTCCTCGATGAGAGTGTGAAGCCATGAGCGAACAAACGAAGCTAGAAGCGGGGCAGGACCTAATCCGCGTATGCAGAAAGCATCGAATCTATTTCCATGAGGATTGCGATATTTGCGCTCGCGTGCTCCCCGCATCCGCTCCGGGGCAAGTGACGGAATTGGTGGCGAATCTATTCAACGCCGCTGATGCTTGGTTGGATAAAGCGGCAGGACGCTTCGAACGATGGCTAAGTGTGGACTTAGATTTTTTTGGCAGCGATTGGACGGCTGAACAATGGTCCGAAGTACGTACGATTGTCCGCCGTGCGATTCAATCGATGTGGCAGCCAGCCCAAGCCGATGTTGGACGGCAAGGAGGGAAAAATGCTGCTGCTTCTCAAAGTGATGGCGTTCTACGGGGCTCTATCGTTCGCACTAACAGTGCCAATGTTTTTGTGGATACGCCGCAAGGGAATTCATCGGTAGAGGATGCTGGACGGGCACTTGCTGGCGTAGATGGTACTTGGTGGGACAAACGAGAACGTAAAATTAGCATGGCCGCCGAGCAGCGCGGGATCGAGAAGGGGCTGGAGATGGCATTAGATGCGGTAAGCGATGCGATTGGCGATTGGGGCGGGCCAGAACGCCAATTGATGCTGAAGAAACACAAGGAAATCCACGAGGCCATCCGCGCTCTCGGCGCAACGCAGTCACTCACTGGTGACATTGGTTGCTGCACCGCCTGCGGTGGGACTGGCAGGGCAGCGCAGCCAAAGGAGAAACCATGATGGACATAGCCAAGCTGCTGGACGGGGGGTTGGCGGAGAAATGGCGCAAGTTACCCATTGGGAGCATGGAGCCAAGTTGGGAGAGAGATTACGTTGAGGGAATGCGGAAAGCCGCCGACGAACTCTCCGCTCACCATGCCAAGCTGGTGCCGGTGATTGAAGAGTTGGTGGAAGCCCTGCGCCTATGCCAAGCTGAGTTGAGGTACTTTCCCGGCAGTTCGAATAAGGAAGGTGATGCACTAATTGACAGGGCGTATAATGCAGCAGACGATGCGCTCCGAAAGCTGGAGGGGAAGGTGGGGAATGGGGAGTGAGCGATTCTTGGTCAGCTTTTCAGGTGGACGATCTTCTGCTTACATGACATGGAAGCTCTTAGAGGAAGGTTGGTTTAATTCAAATGAGCTAATAGTTGTTTTCGCCAACACTGGCAAGGAGCGTGAAGAAACGCTGCTATTCGTTCACCGCTGCGCCGAAGAATGGAACCTGCCAATTATTTGGGTAGAAGCTGTAGTCAACGAGCGCGGAACTGGATGTACTCACAAGATTGTTGACCATGCGACAGCAAGCAGACACGGCGAGCCGTTCGAGGCTGTGATCCAGAAGTACGGCATCGCCAACATGAACTATCTACATTGCACGCGGGAGTTGAAAGCGAATCCTATCCGTAGCTTTATTCAAGGTCTCGGCTGGAAGGATTACAAGATCTTGCAGGGCATTCGATTGGATGAACCGCGCAGATCAAAGCCAAAACTCGGCGTGATGTATCCACTTATGCATATCTGGCCAACTCTAAAGTGGGAAATTTTAGATTGGTGGAAGAAGCAGCCGTTCGACTTGGGATTGAAAGACCATCAAGGGAACTGTGATTGTTGCCACAAAAAGAGCCTGCCCAAGCTGGTACGCATTGCGCAAGAGACGCCAGGGGCATTTAATGGGAATTATATACATTAGTCCCTTTTCTTTTTTCGTTTCTTCCGGGCACGCTTTTTCGCGGCCCTTGACTTCGGCTTAGGACGGTATGCGAGCACATGGTCAGTCACTCGGTCTAGGAGTTCGCGGTTCATGCGGTGAGCCTTTCGTAAGTGAGTCGCTTCCCCACAACCGCGTCCACGAACGAATCGAGCCGCTTGAGCGTGTGGCGAGCAACATTCCCTTGATTCAGCCGGAATGTGAACTCGGCAACGTAGCGGGCGAGATGCTTCTTGCTGACTTGGTGGTAGACGCCGTGCAGTCCGCGCTTGAGGACGGCCCACACGCTCTCAATGCTGTTCGTCCTGGCGACTCCGCGAACGTACTCACCCGCAGAATGGTTGACCCACTCTTGCCGGAAGAACAGGCCGTCCAAGTCGTTGTACGCTCCGTGCTCATCAGTGAAGAGAGTCGAGCCGACTTCGACGTTGCGGTGAATCGCGTTCTGGATTTCTTCCATGCTCACGGTCTTGAGAGGCATTGCCTTTGTGCGACCGCCGCGCTCCCGCATTCCGAGTACGGGAGTCTTGCCAACCGAGCCGCGTCCGAGATTCTGTTTATCGGCTTCGTGCTTGTTGATTTCCAAACCGCCGATGAAAGTCTCGTCGATCTCGACGGTGCCGCGCAGTTTGTCCAAGTCCTTGCCGCACGCTTCGCGGAGACGGTGAAGAACGAACCACGCGGATTTCTGAGTGATACCGATTTCCTTCGCCAGTTGCATCGAAGAAATGCCTTTGCGAGCTGTAACGAGCAGGTACATCGCATAGAGCCACTTATGGAGCGGAACGTGCGACCGCTCGAAAATGGTCCCAGTTCGGACAGTGAAGTCCAATTTGCAGGGATTGCAGCGATAGTAGCCGTCTTTGCGGACGGTGATTCGCTCCATGCTCTTGCACTCCGGGCAGGTGACGCCGTTCGGCCAGAGCCGCGATTCCAGATAGGTTCTCGCGCTGCCTTCGTCAGGAAACATCTCGAAGAGTTTGAAGGTGCTGATTGTCGAACGGCTCATCGTTTATCTCTCCATTCAATCAATCCTGCATTGATTGCCGCCTTTTTGGCCCGTCTGGCGAAATACTGCTTGGCGACTCTTTCCACCTCGGATTTGTTGCGGAAGCGTTCTATGCGGCCACTTGGGAACATCACAAGCCAGTCATACATGCCGTGCTCCTCAACCACGATTTTCCCTTGCACGTTGACCTTCAATCGTTTCAATCGTTTTCTTTCTTGTGCTGCTATGTGGTTAGTTGTAAGGGTTGCCATTTTAGAACCCCATGATGCCGAGAGGTACATTCGACGTTCCCGCCCTCTCAGCATCTTCGTTTTTGTGTTTCCAATTGTGTTGCCAAATTCTCATTCGCTGATTGATGTTGTAGACCTTTCCGCATTGATTACATTTGCAGCGGAAGAAAGAGCCGGGCACTTGAGTGGACTCGATAGGAGTGAAATCGTATTCAAGCGCCCTCTTGTAATCGTAACTGCCTTTCCAAAAGCTAATCATTGGGAACCTCACTTTCTGACTCCATTGTATATAACTCCCTCACCGTTGTCAAGCACTATTTTAGGGAGTCAGGTATATAAGTCCCTAAAATGTTGCGGGAGCAGGCGGCAAAGGCGGGGCATGGTGGACCGACGAAAAAAGCTGAGTGAGCAGCAGCGGCAGGAGATGCGCCAAAAGCGCAAGCAAGGGCTAAGTTGCGGGCAATTAGCCTATCGTTACCACGTGAGCCGGACAACGGCACAGAGGATCACCAAAAGTACCAGTACTACCAATCTTAGATAGACCTTCACTTTTTACTTGACAAGCCAAGCGCAGGGATTCGGTCATCCGTGAGTATTCTTTCGACGGAGAGCGGTGGAACGCTGAACTCACGGCCCATTTGAATGTCCCTTATGTCAAAGTGAATTTCAATGCTTTTCAGCTCGGCAAGCTCGGCGGCAAGGTCAAATCTCCTGCTAAGGCTGCTGCCTCGCGTGAGAACGGCAAACTTGGCGGGCGACCGAAAAAGAGCGTTATAGTTTCTTCAGCAAAGCCTTGACACGCCCCAGCCAGTCGCTTATGTTTCCATCGCAGAGTACTTCCCGATAGCCAGGGCGGGCTGCGCCTCACCTACAGTTCGCCCTGTGAAGCTCGACGCCGGAGCACACAGGCGACTAGTAATTCAGGACGCTACTGCCATCCCCAGACGCAACGTAGAAGTCATTCTTCCGAACGGCAATTCTTCCTATCGAACCACAAACAGCCGCGCATTTTCCATCGTTCAGCAAGGTGATGGGTTCTGGGTCAATGAAGCTCACATGGGCGTCCAGCTTTATCTAAAGCCGGAACTCGTTAAGCCGCGAGGCATGAACAACAGCCATTTTTATGATGTATGGGATATTTTCCCTTCTGACGGCATTCCCATGTGGCAAGTTCGGCGGGGCGCATTAGCAGGTGTGGCATGACATCCGCCGCGAGAGGGCATTCGAGGAGATGGGCCATCTGGGCTATCACGGCGCTTAGCCTGGCTCTCGCGGCTGGACCTGCTCGAGCGAAGCCGTGCAATGACACCCTTTGGCGGCATGTATACCACCCCGAGCGGCTCATTGTGAAAGAGATTTGTGTCACCGTGATCGGCACCATCGTGGACGCGACGCACGGCAAGCGGAAAGACGGACTTCGACACGAAAGCGATGGTGACTCTCACGGATGGCTCAAGCTCGATAGGGGGCAAGAGCAATTCATCAACGCAGGCAATAAAAGCGACGAAGGCGGGAATCTGGTCTTCGAGGTCGTTTGCCTCTTCAAAGTCAGCCAAAAGGATGCAATTCAGACGTGCAAGGGCTACAAAAGCCATATCGTCGTCCCGCCAGTCGGCAGCCATGTGCGGATGAGCGGAAGCTGGGTCCAGGATACGAATCATGCCCGCTGGCTCGAATTGCATCCTGTTTCAGCTATACAGGTGATCCCATGAGCGATGAGCCAAAACTTTCTAAGGAAATGGTGCGTCGAGCGGTTAAGCTATTGCGAGACTGTCAGCCCGTTTACGGCCAAACAATTCACTGGGTGAATAACAACGGCTCACACAGCAAGTTCTGGGGTCACAGAGCAAGAATCCAGTTCAATCAATGGCCCATTTTTGTGAACATCGAGAAGGGTCGGCGGCCAGGTAGTGACATGAGCGGGCTTTGGTAAGGCGGGGCGGCAGAGTCATGGCGTACCTCAGTGAAGTACCAGGACTCGCATTATCTAAGGTAGAGAAACGGTAGATGGCAAAAGGCATCAAAACAGGCGGCAGGAAGAAGGGCACTCCGAACAAGTCACAGCAGGATGTTCAGGTTCTTCTCGATGCGGTTTTCAAGCAAGTTGACCCGATAGAGAAGCTAGTCAACCTGCTCCACAAGCCGCTCGATGCAGGCGTGGAAGCGAGAGTTCTCTTACGACTTCTGGAATACCGCTATGGACAGCCACGGCAGGAGATTAGCGGCCTCAATGGTGGCGCGTTGCAGATTCAGATTGTGAGCGCAATCGAGCGGCCGGCTAGGCGCGGAGACTTTCCGAGTTGATCGAAGTCAAGACGTACACTCCTTTCCCGAGACAAAACGAATTCCACGGCAATCCTGCAAAGTATCGGCTGTTTGGCGGAGCGGCAGGACCAGGAAAGACAAAGGCGCTACTGTGGGAAGGGGTGATGCAGGCGTTAGAGACTCCTGGGGCAGACGTACTGTTGCTTCGCCGTACTTTCCCTGAACTTGAGATGAGTTTGCTCAAGGAATGGCGGCAAGACGTTCCTTGGCGGGATATGGGCGTAAAGTACAACGAGTCCAGCCATATCGCCAACTTCCCAAACAAAAGCATTCTGCGCTTCGGCTACTGCCAGAATGAAAACGACGTTTACCAATACCAAGGTGCGGAGTTTCTGTTCATCGGCATAGATGAATTGACATTGTTCACGCTGAAGATGTGGCAGTTCTTGACCACCCGCAATCGCTGCCCAATTCCTAGGACGCATCCTTGCATGGCGGGTGCCACCAATCCTGGCAACATCGGCCACGCCTGGGTCAAAGCATTGTGGATTGACAAGAGAGCGCCTGCGGGCTTTGAGCGGCCAGAACTCTACCAGCCAAACGACTATGCGTTCATCAAAGCCACTCTGGCGGATAATCCGATCTACGCCAATGACGCTGAGTATCGCAGGACGCTGGAGAGCTTGCCTACCCATCTTAGACAAGCGTTTCTACATGGCGACTGGAACGTTTTCGCGGGCCAGTACTTCGACATCTTCAGTGTCTCGCGGCATACGACCAGGGCGGAGACAGTCAAGCCACAGCCTTGGTGGCCGAAGTGGGTATCCGTGGATTGGGGCTTTGAGCATCCTTCAGCCGTCCACTGGCACACCACTGCTCAAAACGGCCAAGTCATCACTTACCGGGAGTTTGTCCAGAACAAGCTCACGCCTCGAATGCTAGGCCAAGCCATCGCGGAGAGATGCGTTGACTCAAATGGACAGCCGGAAAAGATTCTCGCCATCTACTTATCGCCTGATGCTTTTGCTCAGCGAACGAGCGAAGAAACGATTGCCATTCAGCTTAACTCAGTGCTTGTACCTGAGTTGGGAGTCGAGTGTTCCCCAGCGGATAACGACCGGGTGGGTGGCTGGCAACTGCTCTACGGCCTCTTGCAGAGCGACTTGTGGCTTATCTCCGATAGTTGCACGCAACTGATCGAGACTCTGCCCATCCTGACCCGCGACCCTAAGAAGCTGGAAGACTGCCTCAAGATGGATTCCGACGATGCTTGCGACTCGGCGCGATACGGTCTGAAGAGCCACATGCCGGTAGGAACAATTCCCGTGGCGGTGCGCATCGAGCAAAAGCTGGCTGAGGTAGCTTCAGAAGACTTGTCCATGCGAGCGATTCAGTACCAGGTCATCGCCGCGCAAGAGCGCAAGCACGGCCATCCCATCTATTTCACTGGAAGGCGGAGGCAACAATGGCACTAGTACTCTCGGCAGCGGGCGGGACAGCAGCACTTGAGGCTGGCATCCCTGTCCAAATTACTGGCACGGTCACGGCGACAGGCACGGCGAACAGCTTTCAGTTTGGAGCATTGGCAAAGCCTGCGGGCGGTGACTTCTCTCTGGACATCCAAGCTATCAAGACAGCCATCACTGTGCTCACCGTGGACATTGAGATCAGCTTGGACGGCGGGACAACGTTCAACGTCTGGCAGGCAGGGCTTGACTTCGCGGCCAATGGAAACCAGAAAGCCACGCAGCCAGTGTATCCCGGCGCGCTGTATCGCCTGAACGTCAAGACGCTTACTGGAACGAGCGTGTTCTTCATCGCGGTTGTCAACTAATACGATGAGCCAATCTCTTCGTCCAGCATTCGAGATGGCCGGAAGTGCTCTAACACTCCGCGCTTATCGTACTGCGCTAGACTTGTATTGGGATGCTACCGAAATCGAAGCGCACCCTGCTCAAGTCTGCGCTTGGGAAGAATTGGCTTACCTTCTTGGGCTAAGCGCATATGCACCAGAGCAAGTACAAAGGCAGCGTGACTACTGGCTTGGACGCAGGCCAAATGCCAATAGAGACCTTCCCAAAGATGAAATCCACTTTATGAAAGATGGGTTGCTTCTAGGAACTATCCAAAGCTTGCAAGTTCCTTTCCCTTATGCGGTCTGACGCTGCGGGACACGGAGTACAAGTAGGACGCTACGTCGGTCAGCCGACCATTCTGAACCTTGGTGTGGTGAGTGCAAACACGCAATTAATTGAGTACAAGACATACCGTCTTTGGTCGAGCGTGGACTGCTTTTTCGTGTATGGCACCACTGCCGGAATCACCGCAACAATTTCCAGCCATCCACTCAAGGCCGGGATAGACGCGCTGCACGCCACGGACGCGACGAATGTTTTTTTAGCGGGCATTGTGGCAAGCGGCACGGGCGTCCTCTTCATTTCAGAGTTGGACGTGAACTCAGCATGAGTTGGCTACGGCTTGTATGGCGGTTCCTGCGACTGCTGAATAGTCCAGTCTGGCGGCTGGCAGATGAAGCGGTGTTGACGGTTATCAAGACTCGGGAATTGCAACATGCCAGTGGAATTGACCCTGTCCTGAAGTTCTGCCCACGGTGTGGGCAAATTCCCGATGGCGACAGGCGCATGGAAGAAGCGCGTGAGATTCTTGCGGCTGTTTGGAGAGGGAAGAAGCGCCTTCGCCGCTCCGACCAGGATTTTGCGATTGCTTGGGCATACTTCAAGCGCAAGCCATTGTTTTGAGAACCTCATAGAAGGAAATGATTACGACTACCCATGGCGAGATGGACGAAGCCTTGCTCGAAAAGAGAGAGGGCAAAGTAGACAATGAGAACGAGCACACAACTTGGGTGGAATACTGGCTCGACGGCGAGCTTATCCATCGGAGCGCGCACATCACGCTCAAGAAACCTGTCTGCGCCTTCGGTGAAGCAGCGAAACTAGGAGAATAGCATGGCGAATACACAAGCCTTTTGTACCCAGGCGAAGGCCGATCTAATGAACGGCCTGCACGCATTTGGAACGAGCGTCATACGCGCCGCGACGACAAAAGATGCCTACAAAGCGGCTCTGTATCTGACCACGGCCACACGCGGCGCAGGCGACACAGTCTATAGCGTTACTGGCGAAGTTTCAGGAACGAACTACACTGCCGGGGGCGTTGCTGTCACAACGGCCACTGGCCCATCCACGAGCGGCACGACAGCATTCTTCACGCCTTCCGCTTCGATTGTCTATACCAACGTAACGCTGGCAACGGCGTTCGACGCGGTTCTGATTTACAACGATACTTCGGCGTCGAAGCTAGCCTTGAGCGTGCATACGTTTGGCGCGCAGACGATTACGGCCGGAACGCTGACACTCACGATGCCGACAAATGACGCGACAAATGGACTGATTCGCATAGCATAGATGGCCTTCACTCACGTTCAAGGCAACATCGGAAGCGCGATCAGCGGGACCACGGTAGCCGTGACCCTCGCTGCCGCCCCTACGGCCGGGAACCTTGTTGCCTGCGCGATTGGCGGTTTTCAAGGGCTGACGCTGGGCACGGTCAAGGACAGCAATAACAACTCGTACACAATCACAGCGAGCTCGCCGGAAGCTACACGAGATGCAACTGCTGGGTCGGCGTGGATGGCCTATCTGCTCTCAGCGCCCGCGAATGCAACTGCAACCATTACGGCTACTTTTTCCGTGGGAACAATCACCGTTGCGGACATTTGGGCGGAAGAGTTTTCGATAACAGGCGGCTCGGCGGTATTCGACAAGGATGCCAAGAACAATGGAACCGGCAGCAGCAATCCGAATACTCCCAGCCTCACCCCAACGAACGCCAACTCCTTGCTCTATGCCACTGCCTCTACCAGCGGGACTACAAGCGGAGTGGGCGCTCCATGGACACAGGCGCAAGGCGGGATTTCAGCCGTTAGCGCCAACGATGCCGAATACGACCTCAGCGCAACCGGCGCTACTGCCATCAACTTCACCTGCACCGGAGCAGTGGATTGGGATGCGATGTCAATGGCGTTTTTTATCCAGGAAAGCGTAGTTCCAGGCTGGGAATCTCCGACAGCAGGCCCATCACTCAGGATATGAGGAGACGATAAATGGCACGTCAATACTTCAATAGCACTCTAGCAGATTCGCTCATCGTCGCAGCATCCATCTCGCCAACGACAGTAAAGACATCCATCCTGACGCCGGCACAAGCGAATCAATGCTTCCCCGTTGGTTATGGTCTGGCCGCGCCATTTGCGGGGCAGGTCTATCGTTTCGCCGCTGGTGGACTCATCACCACTCCCGCAACCGGAACCTTAATTATTGATCCCTACCACGGTCCCGGCACGACTGCCACAGCTTTCGGAACTGACATGGGAGCATCGGCGGCGCAAACAGTTACCGCCAGCCTTTCCAACGCTCCGTGGACGTTGGAAGGCTACTTGGTTTATCGCTTAATTTCCGGTGTTGCTACCTCCTCAACCGCATGGGTGACAGGAACCTTTTCATCCCAAGGCACACTGGCTACGGCCGGCGGTGGGTGGGGCATCAATTTCGGCAGCACCGCCGCAGTTTCAGTTGACACCACTGGAACCGGCACAGCAGGCACCTTCGGCTCACTCAACATAGCAGTAACCTTTTCTGTGACTGGCGCAACCATCATCACAGAATGGACTTCGATGCAGTCGTTCAACTAAGATGCCGTCGAACTTTTCGCAGTCCAAATTCTTTAATACTGGCCTCTGGGCTGCTGTAGCCGTAGCGACTGCGGACATCACTCTAGCCCTATCGGGCGTAGTCGCTACGGGAGCAGTCGGAACAGTCGTTCCAAGCATTGGCCTAGCCCAAACTAGCGTTGTAGCGACTAGCTCTGTAGGCTCCGTAGCGCCGGCGCAAGGACTTACCGGAAACGCTGCAACAGGCAGTGTTGGAAGTCTTACCGCAGACCGTAGCCTTGCCCCGACGGGGGTTTCCGCTACCGGCGCGGCAGGGACAGTAGCGCCTAGCTTTGATATTCCTCTGAGTGGTGTCGCGGCCACTGGAAGCGTCGGCGCAGTCACCGCTTCGCAAGTTCTTACCGGGACGGCGGCAACAGGCTCACCGGGAACAGTTGTCCCATCATTTTCTCTAGCCCTTACCGGCAACAGCGCAAGCGGCAGCGTTGGCTCAGTAATTTCCAATTCTACTGTCTCACAGATCGGCGTGGCTGCGTCAGGAGCAGTCGGTGCGCTGGCCGTCAATACTTCCTTGCCGCTGGCAGGTATAGCGGAAACGGGCGCGGTTGGAACAGTCACCGTCGGTGGGAATTTGACAGTGCCGCTTACCGGCGTCACGGCTACGGGTCAGGTTGGAAATGTTACGACTTCCGGGGGTGTGGCGTTAGCCCAAGGAAGAGGCACAAGATTTGGGTTTTCGTTCCCATCATTCCGATGAGGCTATTCAAGACTCGATATGTAGCTGAACTGGAAAAGCAGATCGCCGAGAAGGATGCGGAGATTGTGCGACTACGAAGGCGCGATGCTGCTCTAGTAGATTCGTTTTTGCTCCGTGGCGGATACAGTCCCGTTACTCAGCCGGAAGAATTTAAGCCAGTAAAGCCCGTAGTGCGGGAAAGCTGGTTCGCCTATGCCAATCGAAAGGCCAGGGAAGCGGTTGCCAACGCACGCGCCGACACAGAGGCGGAACAGTGATGATTCATGCGCCTAGCCTGAAAAAGTCAAAACTCCAAGAAGAAGACTTGGAGCATGGTCATGCGCCAGAATCCATCGGCGAGGCTCCTGAAAGCGATGAAGAGGAGGCCATCGCCAACCTGAGAGTCGCAGTGATTTATATTGGACCAGATGGAACTACGAAACAATGCGGCAATCGCTGCTCGATGCACATCGAATCTGGCGAGATGAAGAACCGTTGCACGATTCATTCGCCCGACATTGCAGTCCCAAATGAAGCCTCTTGTGGTTGGTATAAGAAAGGCCCAGCGGCAACAGGCCATATGGCGATGCCGATGAAGCCGTATGTCACGCCGAAGCAAAGCGGGTTAGTACTCGGGAAAGTCCAGTGTAAACGGTGTGTTCGCGCCGATGAGGATGCTGATATGTGCGTTGCGCTAACGAATGTATTGCGGAAGGTACTGGGATTCCCGAAGGCAGTTTTCCGCATTGAGCCGGAAGGCTGCTGCAATTGGAATCGCGGGCCGAGGCAAAGAGAGCCGGAGAATGCCTAGCTTGAGTAAAGCCCAGCGCCGGGCTACGACGATAGCCGAACACCATCCCGAAGAGCTTTATGCCCGCAACAAAGGGCTTTTGGGAATGAGCGCAGGGCAGCTTCACGATTTTGCCGCAACTCCTGAAAGTGGGTTGCCGCAAAAGAAAAAGGTCCATGCGCCCTCTGCGAGGAAACATGGCTAAGTGGATTCAAGCAGCGCACCTGAAGAAGGGCGCATTAACGCAGAAAGCCGAACACGCCGGGATGGGCGTGCAGGAGTTTGCTACGGCGCATGAGCACGACAGCGGAAAAACAGGCAAGCAAGCGCGGCTCGCCAAGACGTTCAAGAAGATGGCGCACGCCCCTAGTGGCAAGAAGAAATAAATGGCTACCACTCCATTAGCCAAGCCGGACGAATCGCAGTTTCCTCCCGGCCTGATGGCGGAAGCTGACGGAAACGCTCCGCAAAAGCAAAGCCCTCAAGACATTTACGGGCCAAACTTCGAGAGCCTCGAAGAGATGAAGCCCGACTTGGTAGCGGAGTTGCGCCAGTTGGTTTTGCAGTACAAGCAGGAAGGAATTGTAGCGAGACGTTACGAGATTCAGCGCATCCGGCAAGCTCGGTTATTTTGGCAGGGGATTCAGTACGGTTGGTGGAATCCCGTGGTAGGCGACTGGCAAATGCCGACAAGTGGGCATGGGCTGACATTCTCGACGGACAAGGAAGATGTTCCACGGTATCAGTACGTCACGAATTTCTATCAAGCCTTCGGGCTTTCCTTTATCGCGGCATTTTCTGGAGAACTGCCTACCGTGCGTTTCTATCCGCAAAGCGCACAGACCGAAGAGGATGTTACAGCGGCAAAAGCGGCTTCCGACGTGGCCGAACTGGTCGAGCACAACAACAAGATGCAGGCTAAGGAATCTGCTGCTGCGTACTACATGTGGACGGACGGAAAGATAGCTGGTTACGTGCGTTACGTTGCCGACGCAGCGCGTTTTGGCACGCATGACCAGCAAGACATGGAAGCGGACTTCGCCAAGATGGGCGAAGACGCTTATGTATGCCCGCAATGCGGAACGGAAACCCCGGCGAATCAGATGCAGATGGGCATGATTTGCCCGAGTTGCGGGACAGAGCTTTCCGATGACAATTTCAAGCAGGCGGACTACGCGCAAGTGCCGAACATCACCGCAACGCGCAAAATGCCGAACGGCCAAGAGGTAATCAGCTTCCACGGAGGTTTGGAGATCAACAGTCCTGTGTGGGCAGATGAAATTTACGAGATGCCGTACTTGCAGTGGACGCTGGAAGTCCATAAAGCGAAGCTGAAAGCGACCTATCCAAAGGCAGCGGACAAGATTCAGCCGAGCGGGGCACAAGATGGCAACGAAGTGTATGCGCGTTCTTCCCGGCTAGGCGTGAAGCAAGGGCTTCCAGCGCCGCAGCCAGGAGACGCTCTCCAAAACCTCATTACTTTTGCAAGAACGTGGATTCGTCCGTGGGCGCTGTATCAAATCGAGGACAAAGCCAAGCGAGATGAGCTACTTCAACTGTTTCCTGATGGGGTGTACGTGGCTTTTGCCGGGGATGCTTATTGTGAAGCGCGAAGCGAAATTCTTGACGACCATTGGCGGGTGATGAATGCGCTTCCCGGCGACGGCCAATCGCGGCCATCGATCGGCGGGTCAACAATTCAGGTGCAAGAACGCTACAACATTCTGTCCAACATTGCCATGGAGACTTACGAGTACGGCATCCCTCCAATTTACGCTGATCCGAATGTTGTTGACTTCGACGCGCTGTCCAACACGGTTTCGGAGCCTGCTGCGATGTATCCAGCACGAGCAAAGCCTGGACAGCCATTGACAAATAGTTTCTATCAGGCGGAGGCAGCTACATTCCACCCCGAAATGAACAAACAGGCCGATGAGCTTGTCGGCCCGGTAGCGCAATTCCTTACAGGCTTGTTTCCCGCGATTTTTGGCGGTGAAATGCAAGACCAAAAGACAGCGACAGGCTACGGAATCGCTAGGGACCAGGCAATGGGACGTATTGGGCTAGTGTGGGGCCGTTGGCGGCAGTTTTATACCGACCTCATCATGCTTGCAGTGGATTGTTTCCGAAAAAACAGGGCAGAAGACGTGGAAATTCCGATTTGGGGCGAGGGCGGAGACTTCGAAAGCAAAGTCATTCACCTAGCGGACCTAAAAGGCAATTTGCAAGCCTATCCAGAGGGCGACGAACAGTTTCCGCGCATGAAATCACAGCTTCGAGCGGCGATCAACCAGCTTTTCACGATGGCGCAAGATCCGGTAGTGGGCAAAATGCTGTCTGACCCAGCAAACATCGGCCAAATCAAGAACATTATGGGCCTTTCGGACTTCGTAGTGCCTGGAGAAGACTCACGAACCAAACAGCTGAGAGAGATTCAACAGCTTTTGCAAGGTGCGCCCATCGAAATGCCTCCGCAAATGGGGCCGATGGGGCCAGTCGCATCTCCGCCGCAATCTACCGTCGAGGTAGACGCTGTGTTGGACAATCACGAAGTGGAATTCGAGGAATGCCAGCGATGGGCCAACTCGGACGCTGGACAAACAGCCAAAGTGCAAAATTCAGCTGGATATTCCAACGTAAGAGCGCATGCCGAAGCGCATCAGGCAGCAATGCAAACCCTGATGGCGGCGATGCAGCCGCAAGTTCCCCCTTCTAAGGGAGGGGTTGAAGGAGGGCAATAATGCCCGAAGCAGTAGAAGCAAACACTCCATCAACAGCTATCTCACCGGGTGGCGATGGTGGAGCACAGACGGACGAAGAAATCCTTGGGATAGGTGCTGAGGAACCTTCATCCGTAGAAATGGAAACACCGCAACCCGAAGCTGAACAGCAAACTGTTCAGCAAGAGGAAACCGAAACGGAGTTTACCGCAGGCCAGCCGATGCCAGACTGGCTGAAAGGGCTGCTCAAGAATGCCGAACAAGCTCCTATCGCCAAGGAAGTGCAGCGGCTTTGGGATCAACACCAAGCCATGCGGGAATTGGTGCCTACCATCCAAGAAGCACGCGGATGGCGGGAAACGTTTCCTGGTGGACTGGTCGAGGCTAAAGCGGTTGTCGCCAAGGCGCTGGAACTGGATGAAGCGGATGCGCAGTTTGAGTCGGGAGACCCGCAATACTTCGCGGAGCTTCACGAATCGAATCCGCAAGCCTTTGTCCAGGCTTTCACGCAGTCGGCGCAGCTTCTAGCCGAACGTGATCCCAACGCTTACCGCGAGATTGCAGGCAGCGTCCTTCGCAGCACTTTGGAATCGGAGAAGTTTCCGGTTCACATGGACGCCATGCGGCAAGCCCTTGAGAAAGATGATGTGGAATCGCTCAAGGAACTCACTAAGGCGCTGGTGGGATGGTCCGGCAAGATGGGCATTACCGTGAAGGCGGAAGCCCGTCTTGATCCCGAACGGCAAAAGTTCGAGCGCGAGCGCGCTGCCTTCAATAAGGAAAAACAGGAAGCGGCAACCACGCGGTTCGAGGACTTCAACAGCAAACTCATTTCTTCAGCGACAAACGAAGTGAGAATGCTTGTCGAAGCGAAACTGACGCCCATCCTGCCGAAGGGCATGAACTCATGGGCCAAAGGCAAGCTCGTTGACGACGTGATTTCCTCCGTTTCGCAGTCGCTTGCGGAAAACAAGAGCCACATGAAGCAGGTCACGAACATCATTCGTTCGCAAGGCATTACGGACGCTTCGATGAAGCAAATCGTGAACCTGAAAGCCGGTCTTGCCAAATTGATGGTGAGCGACCTCATCAAGCAGGCAATGGCCGCGTACACAGGCACAGCAGTAAACGCCAACAAGGAAAAGAACGCAAAAGAAAATCAAGCAGCGGCGCGAACGGACATTTCAGGCGGAGCGGGTCCGCGTCCTACTGGGAAGCAGTTGCCGAAAATCGGCAGCCCCGAACATCGCAAGATGTCGGACGAGGACATCATCAACCTGTAGAGTTTGTCGCCCTTCTGCTGACTAAGGAGAAGAGATGGCTGCACAAGGCAATGCAAACGTAGTTGCAGTAGAGCTGGAAAAGGTGCGGTCGAAGCTGACTCTGCTGTATGAGCGCGACGACATTTTGCTCACGATGATCCAGCAAAAGGGCGACTTGGAAAAAGTATCGAACCGCGCAATGCGCATCCCGCTCCAAATGTTCTCTGGAGGACGGGGCGGCGCATACAACGCGGATGGCGGCGACATGGGCCGTGGCGGCGGAACGGACTACGAGGTAGCGAGCATTTCTCCGCTGCCTTTCAAGTTCTCCGTTGAAATCACGAAGCTCGTGGAATACGGAACGGACAGCAAGGAAAAGGCCGTCGCCAATGCCGCCAAGCGAGAAGTTGCGGAGTCCATGAAGCAGTTCCGCGCCTTCCTGGACAAAATCACCAACTCATCGGCTGGTGACGGCGTTATCGGCACCATCACTTCGGTGGCCGCGAACGTCTACACCATGACGATTCCAACTGGCGCAGTCGGCGTGTATGTCGGGCAAAATGTCTCGGTTTACAGCGCAAACCTTGTCACCAATCGCGGAGCATTCAACGTGCTCAACGTGGACACTGTTTCCGCGACGCAGACAATCACTGGCGACGCCACTCCTGCTGGCACGATTGCCACTGACGTTCTAGTGTACGAAGGGCTGACGGGCGCTAATCCGGTCGGCATCTTCGGCTTGAAGTATCACCAGAGCGCCGCAACAACCGGCACATGGCAGAACCTCAACCGGGCGACTTTCGCGCCTTTCCTGACTACGCCATCGGTCAATGCAAGCTCGGCAGCTTTGACTCCAGGCTTTGTGCGTCTTGCCATCAACAAGATTCGCAAGGCTCTCGGAACGAAGCAAAGCTCGCAAAAGCTGATTGCCTACATGAACGTGGACCAGGAACATTCGTGGGAGAATCTGGGCATCACCATCAGCCAAATCATCAAGCAGGATTCTGGCGGCGGCGCAAACGACCTCGACTTGCTGTTTACCGGAAAGAAAACAATGAGCGGAGTTCCCATTACATCCAGCATCAACGCCGACCAAACCCGCGTTGACTTTTTGGACTTGAGCCATTGGGGACGTTCCGTGCTGAAGGACATTGACTTCTTCGAGGTTGACGGCAAGACGGTATTCCCGCTGTATAACGCCACTTCCGGCGCTCCTGCGGCGGCATATTGGTTCGCATACGATACAGTTTTTAATATCTTTAATGATTCACCTAGAAGTGGGTCATTTATTAGCAGCTTATCTCGCCCAGCTGGATATTAAAAACTACTGTTTCTAGTTTTTTGGTGGTATATTTACTTTCAGAAATGGAGGTAAGTATGCCACCAAAAGCTAGGTTCCCAGTAATTGACGGATTCAAGAAATGTTTGAAATGCGGGCGCAGTCTTGCGATTGAGAATTTCTACAGACGACAAGACGGCGGCATATTTAATCCAAAGTGCAAGGAATGTTGCCGTGCAAATTCAGCCAGATGGCGCGTCGAAAATGTCGAACGACACCGAGAGAATTGCGATAGATGGTCAAAGAAAAATCCGAAGCGGCGAGATTTTATCATGTGGCGAGCGCACATTAGGAGAAAATACGGAATCTCTCCTGATGATTATGAAAAAATACTTACTGAACAAGGCGGGCGATGCGGAATTTGCCGCTGCCTTCCACAAGTTGGTAAGAAATTTCATGTTGACCATGACCATAAATCTAAAAAGGTTCGGGGCTTGTTATGTATCCATTGCAACTTCGCCGTGTCACGCCTCGACATCAGCATTGATTGGGCGCAATCTGCTCTGGACTATCTGAAAAAATATGATTACGGAGGCATGGAATGAAAGAACGCTCAAGGTTTACTTGGACGCATGATGCCGTGCCTACCGTGGAGTTTGTCGGGGAACTTTACTCCGACACCGAACGGCCTGTAATCCCTTTTGGCTCGGTAATCACGGTCGTTTCTTCTTCCGCAGTGCTGCATCCTCACGGATTCTTGGAGTTCAAGACCAAGATTTCCTATGCTGAGCCAAAGGTTGCCGTGGAAGAGAAAGTCAAGGAAAAGGTCAAGGGCACGCCGAAGCAGCGCACTCGATGATTCAGGTTACGGCGGAGCATCATCGGGCGCGGGACAGCCTCCAAGCCATTCTTACGGCTGCTGGTGGCAAGAACAGATTCGATGAACCGAACTTCCGCATTTCCTGGGGCATGGAAGCGCCTTACAACAACCGCTGGATACTCGAACGCTGGCTGCCACCGGAAGTTTTCGGCACGCCGGAAAACTGGAATGCCCGCGAGACAAAGGTGTTGGTTTTTCCTTACCGGGGAAGTTACGAGCACTGCTTCACGTTCGAGAATCCTGACGGAAGCTTCATGCAAATCACCGGGGCCGCGGCGCGGCATATCGTCAGCGGGATTCTCTACGGCCAACAGAATTTCAGCGACACGGAGCGTAAAGCCGCTCTGTACCGGAGAGAAGAAAAGAAAGACAGTGATTATACGAAGTTTGCAATGGATGTGCTGAATGACGAGAACAAGTTTGAGGGCCAGCCCCACATTTACGTTCCATAAGGAGAAGAAATGCCAAAGTCAGCCGCAGTGATGAAGTCAGAGATGGATGCAGCGGAAGCGGAGATTTTTACCGCTCCCAGGGCCTATGTCTGCAACCTTCTGCCAATTACGCATGTAAAGCCGCGCAGCTATGGGCCGGTAACGATTCTGCCGTGCCCCGAGGACAAACCGTATGAAGTGACCGAACTCACGGCTCGGCGCACGGCCTACAACATCGGCATTGGCGACACGAAGTATGAACTCGTGAAGGCCCTGGACATTGCCAAGGACGTGGTTAAGGAAATCAACGGCAACCTGTGGGTGCCTTCCGATGCCACAGTGGAAGGATTCTCCGGCGTTTTTGTTTGCGCTGGTCCTGTGCCAACACAAAAGGAAGTGTCCGACGCGGAAGGGAAGCTGGGTTCATTTTACGATGATCAAATCCGCATGGCGAATCAGATGTGGGAAAGCCCGCAGGAACGCATGTCCATCAATGCAGTGCATCGCAGGGCAGCAAAGGCTCGCAATCTTGATCCGCCGTGGCTCTACAGCGTGAAGCCGACAGCGGAGTGCCCCGTTTGCGCGGAGATTATCAAGCCGGGAGTGGCAGTATGCAAGAGTTGCGGCGCTATCCTCGACAGAGCCAAGGCGGCACAGTTCGGCCTTATCGAAGCTCCCGCGCCAGCAAGCCAGAAGAAGGCATAAATGCCATCAACGATGCTTACTCGGCCAGGTTTTCCAGTATCCAGGATGAGTAAGACGGTAATTTCTGGCGTATTCAACGTCTTTTCTTCGATTTTGGGACTTGCCACGCCATTTATCCTTAAAGATTTTTTGACAGGTCTTGCAGTACCTAATGCGCCTGGAAATTAATAGGTTTTTATCTGACAACGGATGACCGCGGACGCAATGAGTTTTCAGCCTGTTGATATGGCTTGGAGAGTCTGGATTGTTTTGTCGCGGAACTGCCATTAAATGATTTGGATTTACGCAATGTTTAGGGCATGTCGGACGATGATGGATTTCTCTCCCATCAAGAGAGCCGTTGTGGAGTTCCCAAGAAACGCGATGAGCATAGTATGGGTGGCTGCGAAGACTGAGAGTTCCATATCCATTTCTTCTTATATATCCAGTCCAAAGCCAACACGATTCAGTCTTTTTAACGCATTTCCAAAACGGTTCAGCGAGTCCGGGTTGTTGGATCATAAGAGGTACTTTACCATATGCCCGTAGTGGGGTCCAGTGCTTATTTCAAGGTTAGCGATGTAACCCCGCTCTCGCGGGCCATGCTGAACGATTTACAGGGCCTCTATTATTCGGACACGGTTTTGATTCCGTGTCTGAATCTGGCCTACAAACGTGTTCAGCGGAAGCTGAAGAACATCTCTTCGGCTACCTTTGAGGTGGACATTGCCTACGTTGTTGTGGCGCTGATCGCCGTGGATGCTTCCGCGCAAGCGTCTATCAGTGATGCCACCGCCCCGCCGAATCAGTTGCCGGTGGACCTAGTAGAGCCACTCGAACTTTGGGAGCGTCCAAACCTGTCCACGCAGAACTTCGTGCCGATGGTGGATGTAACGAACAAGGGTGGACTGCCTTCGATTCAGCAAGGCCCGACACTTATGATGTGGGAATGGCGTCAAGACATGCTGAACTTCGTTGGAGCTACGCAAGACACCCAAATTCGTATCCGCTACCGCAAGATGTTTCCAGCGGCTACGGATGGAAACAGCGTCATTCTCATTCGTGATGCTGCGGACGCCATTGCCATCGGCACGGCGGCGATTGCGGCGGAGTCACGAGGCAGCCCATTGGCTACGCAGTTGGACGCTGCCTTTGAGGACGCAGTTGAGGACTTGATTTCCGGCGTTACGCGGGCAATGCAAAACCGTCCACGCAGGCGCAGGCCGTACAGTTGGAGAACTTCCCTCGGTGTACCCAATTTCTAGGAGGAAACAATGGCACTTGCAATAAACGGAATGGATGGAAACCCGTTTACAACGCGGGATATTGACGCTAGCTCCAGCAACGTAGTCACGACGTACCATGTGATTACGCCTTCTGGCAGCTACGTCACTGGAGGCGACACGCTCGACCTGTCCACAATCTCTGGCTTGATTCCATCGAGTAGCCTGCCTCTGGATGTGGATGTGAATGGTGCCGGCAATACAGCAGGAACTTCCCACACGGCGCTCGGCAATTACTATGCCATTGTTCAGGGCGCTACGCTCGCCGCCTATAAATTACAGATGTGGACAGGAGGCGGACTGCAATTAGCTGCTGGGGCTTACCCTGCAACAGTTACAAACGATAGGATCATCGCCAAAATCACTTGGCGCAAACTTATCTAAGGGGCCTAAGTGTCCGCCACTGACGTTGGCGCAGCGCAAGTAACGCTGGAAACTTTCGGAGGGCTTGTCCTCGATACCGCCCCGACCGACCTTCCCCACGGCGCTTCGCCCGACAATCAGGACGTAGCGTACAATACGGGACGTGTCGTTACGCGCCCCGGCCTGCAAAATGTCTTCACGGCGCTTGGCGGCAATCCCACCATCAACTATCTCAAGACCTATTCCACGGAAACGCTGCTTCTGCGAATGCTGGCGCTGGATTCGCTTGGAAACTTTTACAAAGAGAATCCAGCGGGCACGCTGGCGAGCATAGCAAGCGGAATCGTTGCGCCCTACGCGCAAAGCACTTCGCAATTCGAGCGGGAATACATCGCATTTGGCGACGGCAAGTTTGGCCGCGATATTCCGCGCCAATTCGATGATACCAACTTCGACAGGGTAAGTCAGGGCGGACCGGGGCAAGCGCCATCTGCTACCGATGAGATTCTTTCTTATCCTCTTTTAGCTTCTCCTAACGGGCTTCTTCCTTTGGGGCAGAGTACTCCATACACCATCGTAGCCTCTCCCAATGGGCTTTCGGAGTCAGCGAATCTTTGTACCGTCACGATTACCGCGCCAACGACAGTAAGTCTCGCCATTGGTGATCAAATTCAAATTGCCGGAGCCGGGGTTGCGGGCTACAACGGTATTTTCACTATTTCCGCCGTAGTTTCCCCAACGAGCTTTCAGTTCGTCAACAGCACGACGGGCCTTGCCAATTCAGGCGGCGGAACGATGGCTACCGGAGAGGTAGAAGTGTTTACGAGCTCTACCTTCAACAATGGACTCACCACGATCCTAATAGCAGGAGCTGGCGTCGCAGCGTACAACGGTAATTGGACCGTCCGCCTGTTGCCGCTTGGCACAGGCCATTTGTGGACATACATCAATAATTTTACTCTAACGGCCTCCGGCGGAGGGACGGTAAGCAGCGCGGGAAGTATCACTGCCGGAGTTCATAAGGTTAGCGTAGCGTTCCAGACGCGGCAAGGTTATATCACCGCTCCCGCTCCTTCAGCTTCATGGACTGCGGCAGGCGGAAAACGAGTCATTCTCTCAACCATCCCCACAGGGCCACCGAACGTAACGGCCAGGATTCTACTTTTCACTGCCGCAGGCGGTTCCAGCTTTTTCTACACCGTTTCAATGGTGATTGCGGACAATACCAGCACTACAGCGACCATAGATTTCTCCGATGCCATACTTCTAGCAGGAACAAGCGCGGACGGCTTGTTCAAACTGGTGGAACTTGGCGAGTGCGCCGGCGTCATGGACTACGCTTCACGTCTTTTCTGGTGGGGCGAGCGTAACAAAGTAGAGAATTTCGTCAATCTTGGCTTCGACGGCGGATTCAGTTCTGGCAATCCTGGCCCATTGCCACACTTTCCGCTTGGCTGGACGCTTGACCCAACATTCTCTCCTGGCGGCGCTTCCGCTCTCGATCAAGGCCAGCCCGTAGTGTGGGGTGATGCTTACGAGATTGCAGGTAATGGCGCGACACCTACGCGCGGGAAGATTACACAGACGGCGTATCAAGACAGCAACAAAGTTCCGATCCTTCTGCCAAACACTAGCTACAGCGTGCGGGCCAGGGTAGCCAAAAGCGCGGCGCTCACGCAAGGGACGCTGCACGTCAATCTGCAATCCACCAGCGGCAGCTTTACGACCACGGGCCTGTCCCTCGCTGCGGGAGCTATCACCACTAGCTATGTGGAATACTCAGCGGTGATTCTAAGTCCGCAAGCAACCATCCCGACTGACCTTGTGCTGCAACTCTATGCCGATGGCACACCATCCGGCTTGGGCGGTCTATTTCTCGTTGACAACATTGAAATCTACCTCACCAATCAGCCTTTCAACTCTTCGCTTGTTCGCGCTTCTCGTGTGGAAGACCCAGAATCCTATGATGGCGTGAACGGCTTCCTGCAATTCGGCGTGAATGACGGCACTCGCGTAACGTGCGCCTTCAAGTTAAGAGGAAATCTCTACTTCACCAAGGAACGCAGCTTGTGGTACACGGCCGATGATGGCGTGCATGAGCCTTCCTTGTGGCCTGTCAGCCAGCAATCCGCAACCATAGGAACGGAATCTGTCCACGGTGTTGGCATTGGCGATGATTGGGTGGTGATTGCTGACAGGAAAGGTGTGTATCTCTTCGATGGCGGCGAGCCGGTAAAGATTTCTCAGGAAATCCAACCGCTATGGAACCGCATCAACTGGACTTTTGGGCATACTCTCTGGGTCACGATTGACACCAATTCCAAGCGCATCATGGTCGGCGCTCCACTGGATGCCGCTACAAGCCCAAACGTAGTCATTCCCATAGACTACCGTAATCTTGATACTGCCGAAGAAATTGCCACGCATCGTTCCGTGCGCGAGTCTTACACTGGCAAGGAAATCGTGATGGACAGAGCCAGGAAGATTACACGCTGGAACATGAACATCAATTCCAGTGCAATGATCGAACGGGCGGATGGCACAGCGCACGCTTTCATGGGGAATGGAGCAGGAACAGGGAAAATCTACGATTTGCTGGACGTGGATAAATTCGCGGTGCCTGCCAACTTCGGAGATGACGGTGCGGCCATCACCTCGTATTACGATACTTCTTTTCTGCTTTCCCCGGAACAGGAGCAGCAGTATCAGCTTGGCGCGCACCGGAAACTATTCGATTTGATGGCTCTCTATGTAGAAGGTCATGGAAACCTGATTCTTTCGGCGTTTGGCTCTGGCAACTTCGCGGAGACTGCGATTCCTCAGTCTGGAGTATCGCTTCCTGCCTTGGTAGACCCTTCTGCGACTGCGGCAATCACTGCAATCAGCCGGACAAGTGGAGTTGTTACTGTCACCACGGGCACGGCGCATGGCCTTGGCATCTACAGCGTGGTGGTCATTGCCGCGGTGACTGGCTTCAACGGGATGTTTGGCGGATTGACCATCGTAAATTCCACACAATTCAGCTACACGCAGGCTGGGGTGGATGCTTCTTCCAGCGGCGGGACAGTTTCCGTCCTTGCGCGAGACATGGAGATTCCGATTAACGTATTGGCCGAGCGGTTGAAGTTCCGTTTCAAGATCAGCGCACTAGGCTCTTGGTTCTCGCTGAAGAATATCACGGTTTCCGTCAAGACAGATCCCTGGATGGCAACTCGCGGGTTTAACTGATGCTGACCATTGCTCAAATTGCACCGCTAAAGAGCCGCGACCCGTACCTCTATGAATCGCTAGTGAAGATTATCCAGGCGGTGAACTCTTTGGGCCAGCAAGTAGGCTCCGATCCGGTGGGTGTGTTCAAGATTACGCCAGATATTTCCTCCGTTTCCGTCACGGCAGCCAATGGTTTGTTCAACGTGCAGATTATAGACAACTCCCAGCTTGCGAGCACAGACAGTCGTCCGATTACCTACTTTCTTGAGTTTGCAACCGACAGCGGCTTCACGAACATCGTGCATACGGACAATCTTGGCCCGCACAGAAACAAGAATGTATTCCTAGGCAATCAAACGCTGTTCATCCGGGCTTACAGCCAGCTATTTGGCTCCGCAGCATCGCATCCCGTGGCCTATGGCGGGGCAACTCCGATTTCCTTGGCTGGAGGAGGCGTAGCAGCTCCCACGCAGCAAGCCTATCAAGGCTCGGGAACAAGCACGATTGGCGGAGAAGGCTTTGGCAGGCCGATTCGGAGCGAATTGTGATTATTCGCCCATTTGAAAACGGGGATTTGGAAGCTATCAAGCAGATGCACGCCAAGCAGAACTTTGCTTATGCTTTCCCTGACGTATCGAATCCCACTTTCCTCTGCAAGAAAGTGCTAGAGAACGGCAACGCTAAGCCGGAAATGGCGGCAATGATTCACCTGACCGGGGAAGCCTACCTGCTTGTTGATCCCGAACTGGACATTTCGCCGCGTGACCGCTGGGCGCAGTTTGTGGCGCTGCATGAGCAGGTCCGCAGGGATGCATGGAACATCGGCTTAGAGGATATTCACTGCTGGCTGCCGCCACAGGTAGAAAAGAGTTTTGGAAAAAGACTGATGTCTCTTGGCTGGAAACGTCCGCTTTGGACGGATTACATGTACGAGCTAAGAGAGGGAGGGTAGCTATACGGCGAGAGGCCAAGCCGCTGCCGCTGATACCCAGAGGGAATTGCAAAACAAGATTAACGCCGAGCAGCTCGCGGCAACACGAGCTTCAAGCGCATATCTCAATCCAAAACTTCAGGGCATCGCAGAGAATCCCATCTCCGCAGAAGAACGAACCGGCACAACGAACGCGACGCTAGGCGGCTTGGGAGCTTCTTTCGATGCGCTGAATCAGAATGCCTCAAATCGCTTGGCAAGGACGCGCAACACAGCGGGCTATGGGGAATTGACGGATGAACTGGCCCGTGAGCGCGGAAGACAGACTTCCGATGCAGAAGCGAAATTGCAAGAGTACTTCGGCCAAGAGGCAAACAAGAGAAAGATGGCCGCACTCGAAGGATTGGCTGGCTTGCGCGGGCAAGACATCAGCACGGTCAACACAGGCATGGGGATTCCAGGCCAATTGCTCAACGCTCGCGCAGCAGGCGGAAAAGGCTTTGGCTTTGGCCTTAACCTTGGTCCGCTTTCTCTTGGAGGTTCGTGATGTGGGCGGGCCTTGCGGCAGGGCTTCTTGGACAAAAAACTGATTCTGGAATGGGCTTGCCGATGCAATTGCTGGACAAATTCAATCTCAATCCGAAGAAGTGGAACCTAGAAGACCAGAAAAAGAAACCACCGCTGATGGAGCCGCCACCAATTCCCGGTCCTGACGAGGAATACTAATGTTTGGCTACGATTACAACAATTCACCGCAACGTAGGATGTTCGGCGGCATGGCCGGAGGGTTAGGTGGATTTGATGCTGGAGGCTTGCAACAGGGCTTTGGCCTTCCGTCTAGTCCTCAAGGACAGCCTATGGCTCCAGGGGCAAATGCGCCCGCAGCCATGTCAGCCGCGCCAGCGCAGTTGACCATGCCCGCCGTTCCCCCGCCTCCAATGGCTCCAATAGCCCCGCCAAAGTTTGGGCCTGTTGACCCGCTCAAGAAATACATCGGTGATGCAGGGGGATTCAGAGGCGGCGGAAGGAACGCTTTCTAATGATTGAAATGCCAGCGATAGACACGGCTGAAACCGAAGAGCAGCGCCGTCGCAGGCTTGCGGCCATTGCACCATTGGGGATGCCGTCCGTTGGTGGACCTCCCGACATTGGCCCGCCAGGTCGCACCGTTCCAGGGATGCCACCTGTATCCCTGTCAAACCCGGCTATAGCATCCCCCGCAGCACAGCCGGTTGCGCCTAAACCGGATTCGATGTTCGAGATGCCCGCTTACAAAGCAGGTCCAGCGGAACAGCGCGAACAACAAATGCTGGCTCAAGGTCCGCCACAGCTTCACGGTTTTAAGAAGGGGCTAGACATTCTCGGACAAGTCTTTCTGCCGTCTCTTGAGCAAGCGATTCCCGGCAGTCCTGGACATTACACACGCGAACTCGGCCAAGCGACCGAGGGAGCGGAGACGGAGCGCAAGCACGCAGCGGAAAGCGCCACGTTGGGAAATGTTGAATCCCAGAGGCGCGAGAGAGAAGCGAAAGCACAACTGGAATTGGCAAAGGCTAACACTCCCGCCAAGTCGGATAGTCTCGACCAGCAATACTCCGATGCTGTGGCTGATGCTATACAACGTGGCGTTGACCCGAACAGCGACCCAAAGGTTTTGCAGCTTGCCGATGCGAAGACCAGATTGCAGAAAGACACAGCGCCGAAGAGCACAAAGGAACAAATTCAAAGTCAGATTAACGCTGAGTTAGCAAAACCGAATCCAGACCAAAAGCTGGTCAAGACGCTACAGGGACGATTGAAAGCTATTGACCCGATGGGTTCTGAGCGGCTAGGCATAACTATAAGTCAGAAGGGCCAAGAAGAGAAATCAGTTGAGGCGGCTGCGCAAGCTCTGGCGGCCGGTGATTTGACCAGACTAAAAGATATTTCCTCATTCCGTGGCGACCAGAGACTTCTCATCTATGCACGAGCTAAAGAAATCAATCCGCAGTTCAATACGGCCAAGGTAGATCGCCAAATTAAGATGCTGGACAATTATACGACCGGGAAGCAAGGCGATCAACTCCAGTCATTCGGCACATTCCTTGAGCACGCTGGCGCTCTAGCGGATACGATGAAGAATCTCTCCGGCACAACCGATGTTAAGATTTTGAATAAGCCCATCAACTGGTTGCGTCAGAACGTGGGTAATGATGCGCAGTATCAAAGGGTGTTGGCAGCCCTTGACCCTGTACAGAAAGAGTTTGAGGCATATTTGCTCAACAACCGCGCACTCTATACGGAAGACCGCGCCACTGTGGACAAAATTGTTAATGGCGACCTATCTCCCAATCAATTGGTGGGCGCTCTTGAACAGATGGGCCACACAGTCCAAGCGCGTTTCACGGAAGCAAACAAGCGGTTCAAAAATACGATGGGCAAGAACATCGAAGAAGTAGTGGGGCCGCTAAGCGATGAAGCCGTGGCAGGGGCCGCGAAAATCGGTGTCAAGGTAGGAATTGGTCCGAATACCACACAAAGCGGAGCGGGTGGTCACGTCATTTCCATGAACGGGAAACAGTATCAATACAATGGCAGCGGCGACACAGCCGATATGAAGAATTACACTGAGGTCAAAAAACCTTGAGTCTTCCTCCCGGCGCAACGCTCGTCAGCGGCGAAGTGCCGAAGCCGCAGATAAAATTGCCACCTGGAGCTACTCTTGTAAGTGACGGAACACAGGCTCGATCCGTACGAGCAGAATCATCTAAACCAAATGCCTTGCAAAGATTCAGTGAAGTCACGCTCGGAACACAGCATCCAATTGATGAACTAGTGCGAGAAGCTAAAGATGTTTACGCACACCCGCTAGAGGGAGCGAAAAGCCTTGGAGAATTAGCCGGACTTCCGCGTAACCTATGGTCCCATCCCGCAAAGGAGCTAGGGAATATCGGCGGAACAGGAATCCTTGGAATGCTATTCGGAGAGAATGGACTGTTACGCCATCCCTTTGAGTTTGGTAAAAGCATCACAGGTGCTAACCAAGCAGCCGAAGACATAGAGAATAAGAACTGGAAAGGATTACCTGGGGACATTGCTGGCGGAGTAACAAATCTTGCGATGTTTAAGAAACCAGTGGAAGCGGGCGGCCAAGACCTTGCGGCGGCGGCACGTAACGCTAAGGTTGGTATAGCGGATGTAGTCCGCACTCCAGAGAACAAACTGACGCCAGCGACTAAAGCAGTAGCTCGAATTGGCGGTGCTGCTGCTGGTCATGCCTTGGGTGTTCCAGGAGCGGGAGAACTTGCGGGTATCTTTACTGGCCCTTCCTTAGCAGATGCGTTTCTTCCTAAGCGTCCTGAGCTTACAAACTTTTATGGGGGCGCATACACGGAGATGGAACCATTGGCAGGACAAGTCATACCGATGACTAAATCTCCCTATTATGCGAAATTCCAAGCGGCACGAAAAGCGGTTAACGCACCAGAGGTTAGAACAAGTCCATTCGAGGGCATGATCGCAACAGATAAGCCAATCGGCAATGCGCAACTGCCGTCCGCAGTTGGTCCACCTTCCGCGCTGGGTCCAACGATTCAACTAGTGGATAAATTTTCAGCACCAGGAAAAGCGAAAATCGTCAGCGCGGAATCAGAACCGCCAGATATTAAAGTGACATATCAATCAGTTCCGCAGCCAGACCTTTTGAGGATGGTGAAGGCTGGTGATAGGACGGCAATCAACGAATGGCAGCGGCGAGGGCTACAACTTCCTGAAAATGTTGGTTATATGGTTGAATCTGGCGCTGGGAAGTTACCTTGGAGGAACTATCGTAGGTAGTTTGCGGGCCGCTTGTTTGCTGCGATTCTTTTTCCAAATGCGCGAAGATTTCCAATCGTCTAATGCTAGAGATACAAGCAATGCGATTATGCACCACCAAAATAGCGACATGTCTGAAAGTTTGTTCCCATTGAGCATGGGAATACAAGAGAGAACGTTAAGCGAAAGTGTCTAGGATGGGGAAATGGCCGTACATAGGTAGCCGTCAAGGCGAAAGGAAACCGAAGTGCGTAAACTGACTCTATTCCTAGCTTTGCTGTGCCCTGCAATGGCTTTCGGTCAGGGTGCAGTAGTCCCGATTCCGCCCACCCTCGGGCCGACCGGAGCGCCGAAGGCCGGGGCTACGATTTCCTTCTGCGTCCATCCCGCAACGGGAAATCCATGCACAAACTTTGCCAGCGCGTTCTCTGACGCGGCGCTCACACAAGCTATCAATCAGACCACGAATCCGCTCAAGACCGATGGGCTAGGGAACGCCCCGACATTTTACGCTGCGCCAGGCCAGTACGATTACACGCTCAGCGGAGCCGGGATTACGACGCCCAGCGGTCCATATGTCGTAGTGGTTTCCTGTATTCCTGGCGTGACCTGCGTAGCAACCAGCGCCAACAACGCCTTCACTGGCAACAACACGCACAGCGGGGCGGAGACGTTCACAGGGGCAGTGACGGCAGGCCAGCTCAACAACATTGTATATATTGACGGGCCGAAGTTTGCCACCTTAGCCGCCTATCTTGCCGCCCCTTCCGCAAACACGACAGTGATAGTGCCTTCAAATCAGACTATTTCCTCATCCATAGCATGGTCCGTAGCCAACCTCATCATCAAATGTGAAAACAATGCGACCATTACATTCACTTCCGCGGGTCGATTGTTGCCCAGTGGCGTAGGCAGCGGTTTTGAAGGATGCAATTTCGTAGGACCAGGCGTGGGCATTACAGTCGCAGGAGCGCAAATAGTCATGAGTGGCGGAGGAACTACAGGGAACCAGCCTGGCGTCTTTCGTAAAAATGTGGTCAGCAATTTTGGGCCAACTACCGGCAATGGCATCGTGGAAATTGGCGGCGGCTCTCACTGGGACATATCAAATAACTATTCAGCGAACAACGCCGACCTGGATTTCTTCGTAAATAACGTAACTGCTGCTTCTACAATGACAGACATCCGGTTTGAGAATAATGACGTAGGAGAGTTCGTTGTTCACGCCACTGCTGCCGGTTCGATCATCAACGAAATCGCAGTCGCGGGCAATCACTTCCACGCCGGGCAAAACAGCAAAATAGCCTTCTGTGAAGAAATTGGCGTCTTTGGCGGAGCATCCGTAGGCGGATTGACCGATACAGGGAACAAATGCTGGTTGACTGCTGGAGGAACGAATGGCGGCTACTCCTACTCCAATGTGAATGACTTTGCACAATCCGGCAACCAGTTCTTTGCTAACGGTTTTCAGTTCACCGTGGCAGCGTATGAACACTTAGGCAATCGAGGTACTATCTCCGGAAATGAGGCCAATCTCGGCACGGTCAGTGGCACGCCTATCAGTTGCTTTGACATAAACCCGAATGGCGGCAACAACACGCAAATTTCGGTTACTGGAAATACTTGTGTTGCCAGTTATACCGGAGCTGGCATTTTCGCGGCGCTCTACATGGGCATGAGTAGCGCACTGTCTCTCACAAAGGTGAACGTCACTGGCAACACATTCGACGTGAGCGGGTCAACGGGCAAGGTGGCCGGGATATGGGCTCAGGTGAACAACGCCGGAGCGACTGTAAGCAATATCAGTGTGCAGGGTAATCACCTGTTCGGCCCAGCGACAGCAAGCGACAACGGAATTGTTTTTGAACGGGATTTAGGCACGATGGCCAACAACTTAGTTGGCCAGAACTATATTTTCAACTTCAATACTCCGTATTCGAGCAACGCCGGAACGCCGACAGCCGGATTCGCAGCGGGCACTGTCAATGCCGGATGGCAGTTTCTATCTGGTAATGATACGGTTGTTGGAATTGCCGCCACGCAGACGCTCACGAACAAGACGCTGACAGCGCCAATTGCATCAACCATAGGCCCATCGGCGGCTCAGCAGCATACGATTCCTGCCGTGGCGTCGGATACGGTCGCCTTGCTCAGCGCGGCGCAAACGTTCACGGGCAAGACAGTTCAATTCGGTGTGGCATCCTTTGCCGCGCAGACAGCTCTTATCGCCACAGCAAATCTCGTCGCTTCCGCACCTATCGGCGAGTACCTGATTCAGATTTACATGCCTTCGACGGTAAGTTGTGCGACACCAGGGCCGGCTCAAGTTGTGTTGACACTCGGCTGGACGGATGAGACCGGAGCACGAACACAGACTTTCACGCAAGCTCTTGGAACGACCACGGGCCTGACGAACACGCAGATCCCCGTGTGGGTCAATGCGGCGGCGAACATCACCTACTCGACAGCCTACACAGCCTGCACGACAGGGACAGGGACTTACGCGTTGAGATTGTCAGCGGCAAAGGTGCAATGAAGAACAATCTGATATTGGACACTCACCGTTTGACGGGGCTCGAAACGAAACTCCTTCACGCTCTCCAATTGCTCTTGCGCCAGCATGACCATCTTTTGCGTGTAAGGCCGAAACGGAGGAAATCTTGAACACGATTACGGACCTGCTAGCGAACCCACTTTTCTGGAAAGTGCTTATCAGCTATTGGGTGTTCTCAGCCGCTGTGGGAGCCATGCCTACCCCCATTCAAGGCAGTTCGCTGTTCTACCAGTTTCTTTTCCGGTTTCTGCACGGCCTGTCGGGCAATCTCAATCGCGCAGCTGTAGCTTTGAAAGTGCCTGGCAGCAACGGAGGTTCTATTGCAACCTGAAGTATTCAATTGGACACACGTCTTGCTTGAAGCTGGATTCGTTCTAGTGCCCGCACTTGCCGGATTCTATCTAGGATTCCGCAAAATCCTATGGTTGATGGGGGAATACCGGCTGCACAACCATCCTGAAAAACAAGGGGCTCTCCAAGCGGAAAATATCAGCTATCCGCGAGGCACAAACGCGAAATGAACCTCGTTCTTCAGCGGCAGACGAAAAGCCCGCAATCCACGCAAGGCGAGATGACGCTGGACGACCAGCACGTCTGCTGGACTCTTGAGAGGCCCCTGCCGGAATACCCCGCCGACTTTCACTGCATCCCTGCGGGAACCTATCCGATTTCGCTCTACCCATCCCCTCATTTTGGCAGATTGATGCCGCTGCTGGCCGTGCCAGGGCATAGTGGAATCGAAATCCACTACGGGAACTATCCGCTGGACTCCAAAGGTTGTATCCTGGTGGGCAAGGAAAAGAGCCAGGATGCCGTTTGGCATAGCAGGGAGATGTTCGCTGAACTATTCCCGGTGATTCAGGCAGCAATAGAGGGAGAAGGGTGTTCGATTGAGATACGGGACATCTTCGTGCCGGATAATGCCGAAGCCGTCCAAGACGCGGCGGTGGAAGAGAAATGAACCTCACGTTGTCACGTTTGCACGCTGAAATCGCCGGGGCCGTTCTCGCGGTAGTCATTGGCGGAATTGCGCTGCACGAGCATGACCAGCACGTTCGAGAGAAGGCTGTCAGCGACGCGGTACAGGTTGCGCAGAGTACCTACCAGAAGCAGCTCGCTACTTTGTCGGCGAACTTTGACGCGAAGATGAAGGAACGCGATGCCGCTTACAAGCAGCAACTAGAAACTCTGAATAGCAAATTCCAAACAGCAACGACGCCAGTACAGATAGCGCAGCTCGTTTCACAGTTAATGGGGTTAAAGTCGCCCATCCAAATAACAACACCAGCAGCGACACCGCAAAACCCCAACCCACAACCCGTAGCTCAAGTGATGTTGGAAGACGCTCCACAGGTCAAAACCTACCTCCATACCTGTGAAGAATGCAAGCTCGAACTGCCGAAACTTCAGGCCGACCTGAAGGACCGCGAAGCGCAACAAACTCTCGCCCAAAAGCAGATTGATTCGTTGAAGCAGCAGCGCGATACGGCGCTGACAGCGGCAAGAGGCGGAACGACCTGGCAAAGAACTTGGAAAGTGGTAAAATACTTGGTGATTGGCGGAGCGATAGGCTACGCAGCAGGGAAGAAGTTCTAGGGTTAGGGGAGCCTGGTTAACCCACTGAGCGCAGTTCTTTGCGACCGTCTGTTATTCGGCGAAAGGCTCAGAGATCGTTGGTTCAAATCCAACACCTTCTCGGGCCAGAGAAATACTGGCCCTGAGTTTCTAAGGAGGCAACGATGTACGCATTCGCTCTAAGCGGCGGCTGGTGGATTCTCATAGGATTGCTTGTTGCGGCGCTGGCTGGCGTCGGCGTCAGTAAGCTCAAAGACCTCATTAACAAAGCCTAGCTTTTCCTCTGCCTCACCCCCCGGACAGGGCCGTGGCTGACCTTCCACAGCGCGGCCTTGCCTCTTGCACAGTCCTAGTACTCACAATCTTACCCGGCGCTACGATTTCCCTTGACACAATTCCGCTGATATGCGAATATGCTCACCATGACGCAGGAACAACTCATTAGGAAGCTCTACAACATGGCCGCAGAAGAAGGGTCGCAGAAGGCGCTTGCCGCCAAGCTCGGTATCAGCGAAGCCTATTTGAGCGACGTTCTCAGCCAGCGCCGGGAGCCTGGAGAATTAGTGCTGAATGCTCTGAGCCTTGAGCGGAAAGTTGTTTTTGTGGCGCGTCAGTCCAAAGAGCAGGGAGTGAGCGCATGAGCACACAATTCACAATTGGACAGGCAATGGAGTATGCCGATCTGCGAACCGACCGTGACACCCTGCGCCGCCAGCGCGACGAACTGCGCGACGCAGCCAAAGCGGCCCTAGCGCACATTGAATTGGGAACTCCGGTACTGGCTGCCAAGGTGCTGCGCGAAGCCATCCGCCAAGCCGAGGAGCAGAGTATAGCCGCAGCCGAATCCACGGCAGAGGTGAAAGCATGAGCGAAACTACGAGAACTCAGCATCTCTACAAGGTAACGCTGGAATGGCACGACAAAACGGAAATTCTTGAGGGGTGGGGACACGACCGACAATCCGCTGCTGCTGACGCGATGAACTCTGCTGGTTATGGTGGCGGAGCATTGCGAGCCCTGAAAAGTTGGAACGCTGAACAGGTTACCGAATCCAGCGAGCGAGCCTAGCCCATGAGCGAAGAAAAACTTTATGACGTGCTCGAAGTCAGCATTCGCACGAGCAAAGTACTTGGTCTAATGGGCGAGCGTAAGACAGAACGCAATGCCGAGGCTATCGAACGCATGGCGGTCATGCGGCGGGGCTTGAAAACTTCCATCTATGTGACGGTGCCAACGGGCAGCAAGAAGGTTGGCGATACTTACGGAGCTAGGGCCTAGCCCATGAATCCCGCCGCCCAAAGCGAGCGTTTTGTGAATACTGGTAGTCCCATAAGGTATAGTTCGCTTAGTCAACATAGTACCGAGTTCTTCCCCCCTCTGGAATTTCTTCTCTTTGCCTCTCAGGTATCGCTGCAAGACCTAGAATTAGCGGCACTTAACCGTTCTTCTAATCTCTTCAAGGTGTTACAGCACGAAGTGAACAAGTGGGTGGAGCAAGTAGCCATCGCCATGCTGGTACGGTGGGTGATGGAGAATCGGGAAGCATTGCAAGCCTACGCAGAAGCCAAAGGGCCGATGCTGCCGTTTGTGGACTAGGGGGGTGAGTGAATGAAATTCGAGATCAAATCACGATTCGATTCTTCGGTCCTATTTTCCGTTGAGACAGAATCGCTCAAGCTCGCTGTTGAGTTAGGCGCCAAGCAGGGCGCGTACCTCCGGGGCGCGTACCTCCAGAGCGCGGACCTCCGGGGCGCGGACCTCCGGGGCGCGGACCTCCAGGGCGCGGACCTCCAGGGCGCGGACCTCCAGGGCGCGGACCTCCGGGGCGCGGACCTCCGGGGCGCGGACCTCCATGGCGCGTACCTC